GATCTTCTTCGGCGTCAGACGGATGCGCTTGCCGTTGTTGTCAACAGCATTGCGGATCTGAATGAGGAGCTGCTCAAGAGAGGTCTGCGACAGCGCCGCCGCGGTGGTCAGCTGGTTGCTGAACGTACCATTCACGATCGGATGGTTCGTCGCAACGAGCGCAACACCATCGCCGCCCGGATAGGCAGCGTTGAAGGCGCGGTTCAGGATGTTGGCGCCCAGCGTCTCCTTCGTTTCGATCAGAGACTGCGCGAGGTGCTTCGCGTAGGTCTGGCCAATACGAATGTGATCGCCGTCTTCCACAAGCACCTTGGTCAGGCTGAAGGCCAGACCATAGACCTTGTAGAGGTAACGCTGCAGGAACAGCACGCCACCGGACTGGTAAGACACGGCCATACCGTCAGGCAGCTCAGGAGCCGCGCCAAAGCCATAGAGCACAGGCTCTTCATGGTAATTGCGCGGAATGCCCTTCTGCTCACGGAAGACCATCTTCCATTCGTCAGCACGCTGATCATAAACACCATCGAAAACTTCGTTCAGGATGGGTTCGACGACCGACCGAAAGTCGGTACTACGCATCGGAGTAGCCATAGATCAAACCCTCCTATCAGACCGAGTTGACCGGCGCTTTGTAGTGATGCTCGTTGATGCGAACAGTCACTTGAACATAAGCGTCAGTGATGGAATCAAAGATGCTGTAAGCAAAGCCCGTGATCTGGAACTGACCAGAGGTCGCCTGAATGGCGGTCAGCTGGCAGTTGCTGAGGCCCGTCTGGGTGGAACCACCCGGAGAGGCAACGGTCCAGTCGCACTCTTCACCCACCGCGGTCTGCACAGTCGTGCCGGCCGAGGGGTTGGTGTACTGAACGTCAAACAGCGTTTCCGGGTCATCATACACCCAGGCAACGATTTCCGTGCCAGTGGCGCCAGACGGCCAGAAGGGGCTGATGGTGGGCTTGCCAGAGGCGTCGAGATACTGGCAGCCGGCAAAGATGCCCAGCAGGGAGATACCGTCAACGGTGCCCGTGCGGGTGCCGTCAGAGGTGCCAAGCTGGATCACGCCGTTGTCAGTCAGCTTCACCGGGTCGCCGGAGAAGATGTTCGCCGCGTAGGTCGAAGCAATCGTATAGGCTTTCGGGCGCATCTGCCCACTGTTGTGGTAGGAAGGCCGGAAGCCGAAAGGCGCGCTAGTCGAAGACATAGCAAAGCTCCAATTCGGAAAGGGGGTTACGAGAGGTCAAAAAGAGCCTCCCGACGCTGCCCAATCTCCAGATTGCCTTCACCGATTTGCAACTTGGACTTAGACGCCCTGGCCTGCTGCTCAAGGAAGTCGGCTGTATCAGTCAACTTTTCCTCTTCTCGCAGCGGCGCATCATGGTGAGCTTCGTGCATGTACTTCTCGTAAAGAGAAATAGGCAGCTTGAAGGCCAACATTTCATTCACGCCAATAAGTCCCGCCCAATCTCCGGTCTTCAGAGTGGCATATTCCCAGCCGGGAACATCTTCCGGCTTCACGGGCTCGTAGCCCAAACGGATGCGCATCTGAATTGAATCACGGGGATTGGTAGTCGTAAGCCAGCAGGTGTGCCAGCCAGGAATCGGAGGCAAGTCCGGTAGAGAGGACTGGAAAAATTGTTGACGGAACATTGCAACCCGCTCGTCATCCGAGATTTCGCGATTTTGGGTCACAGCGCGATCCTGCATCGCCCTGGTTTCGCGACCTTCACCAGCAGATTTCCTAAACCGTTCGTCAGCCATAACATCGCTCCTTTCAGCGATTGGGGGAAATATGGAATGTAAGACTTACAAAAGCAAGCATTTTAAGACCTGTTCTGCCGGTCATACTCTGCGTACCTCTGCACATATTTGTTCCTCAAAACGGGGTCATCCCAGACCCCCGCCTCAATCAAGGCCTGCTTACGCTCGGGCGAGATGTAGATTTCCCGGCGCGTTGTCGCAGGCGCATGCTCACGGCCAGAGCCCACGGCCGGGCCGCCACGGGGCTCACGCTTGGGCTCCCGACGGGGCGCCTCGCCCTCAAACCGCTCAGGAAGCCGCTTGGACGCCCTCCGGCGCAGCTCCTCCCAATACTCCTCAGTCTGGGGGTTGAAGCCCTCCTTGGCCAAGGATTGGTCAATGGCGATGACAATGGCACTGTCCTCGTCACGCCCTTGGGCGTCATACCAGGGGTTCTCCTTAATGAACTCCTGGGCATAGTGCATCGTCATTTCATTGATTTGCTGCGGCTGCGGCTTCTGGTTACCAAACTGCATCTTTTGGTAATTCAGCTGCTGGATCTTGGCCAAGGCCTGATCCCGGTAGCGCATGGCCTGGGTGACGTCCTCGCCATTGCCGGCGGCCACCGCCTTGGCAATCACGCGGTCAGCCATTTCGGCCTCCTGCGTTGCCTTGGCAATCGCCCCATCAAAGGCGCTCAGGTCTAGGCTGTGCGTCCGCTGCTCCTGGGCGGAAACGCGCCGCTCCAGGTCGTCATTCCTTTTGCGCAGGAAATCAAGCTCAAGTTTGTCCCGGCTGCGGGCCTCATCCCGACGCTGCTTGCGCTCAAGCTTTTCCTGCCGGCGCCGGTCCCGAATGAAGCCTCTTTCATCCCCACCCTCGCCGTCGTCGTTGCTTAGGCGGGCGTCTTCATCTTGTTGCGAGGCGTCTTCAATAATGACCAACTCTTCTTGGCCGTCATCATTTTCCTTCAACACGTCAGACATGGTTCATCTCCTTTCAGATGAATGCTTTGATTGTCAGCGGATCACCTTCAATTTTGCCAATGATGTCCAGATCATTGAAGATCACGAACATGGCGCTGTCGTCCTTGGTCAGCGCAACTTCCCAGCGATCGCCGCCGTACTTAGGCACGCGCACGAAATCACCGGCATGGCACCACTCGCCCTCCGGCCACGTCTGCTGAGTGTCGCGGTTTTTGAACGCCAGGGGGCCAATTGAAACCACCTTGGCAACCTGCGTGTTCCACTTCTCGGTATCTTTGGTGTCGGTGGCCAGAATAATGCCACCCTTAGTGACTTTGCGCGGTGTGCGAATTTGGACCAGAACGCGGCTCCCGAAAGGCTGCACGCCGGCATTAACTGCCGGAAAAGCCTCCGCTAAAGCGTCCTCATAAGTCGTTGTCACTATTCTTCTCCTCATCTAGGATTTTCAAGAGCACATCAATCGCAGCCTCGTAGCCGGCGACCAATCCAACGCGATACCCGTACTCAAAAGCATCGCGATGCTGGGGCCGCTTCAAGGCGTCAACAGAAAATTGCTGTTGCGCCGCCTTGAGGCGGTTTAAGAGCTTCGTCTCAAAATTCACGCTTGGTTCTTTTCAACCTTCGGCTCGGGCGGCAAAGACTGCCCGTCAACTTTCTCGCCAGCAGCCAAGCGGTGCTTTTGCTTCACATAGGCGCTGTTCATAGAGACAGTGCCTTCCTTCGGCTTATCGGCCATGGTGATTTCCTTATCGCGTTCCTGGGTTGATCCCGGTGCCGGTGCTTACCGCCACCTTCTCGCCGGTGGCCATTTCGGCCGCCGCAAGCAACTTGGCGGTGTCATTGTCCGCCGTATTCATGCGCTCACGCACGGCCACTTCAGCCGCGGTACGCTGGCTTTCAGCCATCTGCTTAAACTGCTCAGCTTGCAACTTCTCGGCACGCGCCTGCTGCTGATCCGTGAGTTTGGCTGCGTCATTCTGCCGCTGCAGCTGCAACTTCTGCTGATCAAGCTGGATCCGAGCCTGATCAACCTGAGCACGCTGCTGCAGGGCCTGCCCCTGCATTTGCGCATTGAGCTGCGCAATCTGCATGCTGCTGTCGGGCGGCATGGGCGGCTGCGGCCGGAATTGCTGCGCTGCCTGATCAATGAGAACCAGCTCTTGGCCAAACGTGCCAAGTTGCTGCTCAATGAATTGCTGGACCTGCAAAATCACCTGCGTCTGCTGCGCGGCCTGCTCTGGGATCAGGTTTTGCTTCTGCGCCTGATCCACAGCCTCATGCGCCTCAGACAGGTAGTAATTCAACAGGTGGTCGCGCAGGTGAATGGCCATCGGGAACATCAACGTCTTCATAATCACCGGATTGCCACCAAACAGGGGCGACTTCAAAAACGCCAAATGCGTCATGATGTGCGCAAGATGATCCTGTTGCGGCAAGACGTAGATTGGGCTGCCCATGGTCGCGGCGACATTCTCGCTGACCGGGTCCATGTTCTCGTTTTTCTGCTCAGGCATCAAAACTTCGTCTGCAGGTACCTTCAAGGTGCGGAGAAACATTTCCTCCACCGCCCTGACATTGTACAGCTGCGGGGCGACAGAAGCGCGCTGCATAAGAGCCTGGGTTTGAGCAAACCTCTGGGCCTCAGAGAAAATAGAAGGATTGCTGACCGGCACCACATCAAGCGGCCCATCAAAATCAGCCGGGCTGATTTCAATGCCTGCGTCTTGGGCCTCAATGTCTTCTTCCGTCAGGTAGGCACTGTTGAGGCGGTGCAAAATCTTGAAGCACTTCGCCATGGAATTGTGAAGGCGAGAGTGAATGCTTGAGAAGACCACCATGCCCTGCTCAATCAGAGCCATGGTCGTGCCAACAGGCTGGTTAGCATTCTGATCGCTCAGCTTCTCAAAGCTGGTCTGCACGACGCCCTTGCCGGCTTCCACCAAAAAGCCAAGCAGCTGATACAGCACCGGGCTCGGGGGGTTGAATGGCATCGGCATGGCCAGCTTGCGCACGTCATCAATAAGCGCGCCGCCTTCCATTTCCACCACCTCGGTGGGCTGGAGATTGATTGTCTGGCCGCCAGGGCCTCCCTTGAGCTTCAGGAGGGTCGGCATGTTCTGGATGTGCGCACTGTCCAGCAACGCACGCAAGGCGCCTGTGGCCGCGCCAGAAAGGCCGCCAATCATGTGCGTCAAGCCAATTGGATAAGCGCCGCGCCAGGGCACAAACGGAAACTCGACAATCCAGTCGAGCTCCTTGCGTTGGTCGTCATCCGGCTCCCAGTTGCGATAGAGCGAGAGTGCCTTGCCGCTAGACTTGTCGATGCTGAGAATGTACGGGCTCACGCCCTCATCAAAATCAAGGTAGGTGTAGATTTCAAAGATGGTGCGCAGGCCATCTTCATTGTAACTCGTGGTCTTGCGGCCCTCGATCTTGTCGTTGGCGATTGACGCCTTGCTGAACTCTGGATCATCAGGGTAGCCAAGATCCACATCAATATACATGCCGGCCCTTACGCGCCGCTCATATTCCATCTTGGTGATGTACTGAACGTGCGTCTTGCGCTCGGCCGTGTAGAAATTGGTGGCAGCAAACGGCAGATAGACGTCATCAATCGGCACAAATTCAGATTGCGGCCGGCGATGCTGCTGGTTCCACATGAACTTCATGTACTGGCCGCCGCCCAAGGGCAGCTGCGTGCTTAATTGCTCCAACTCGCTGCGGAACTCTGGCATCTGCTCAGTGGTCTGCCAATTCATGAAGGTGGCCTTGCGGTCAGCCTTTTCCACCTTCTCTTTGCTGGACTCGCCGTAAATTTTGCTTTTCACCGGCCCATTTGGCGGGAAAATTTCCTTCATGAAGCGGGCGCTGAAGTCTACGCACGCCTCCACCAGCATGGGATGCACGACTTTATTGGCGCCGGTAAACTGCGCGCCGCCGGGCGCGTCATCGCCCAGGCCAGTGCGACGCAGGCCCTCTTCGTAAAGCTTGTCGCGCTTTTCGCGGGCCTCTTTGTCGCGGTCAACCTTTTCGAGGAGGTCGTTTACTGCTTCCTTGAGAAGACCTGGGTCAACTTCTTCAACGATGTTTTCAAAGTGCTCCAGGCTGCGCTTATTTTGCTCTTCATTTTCAAGGCGAATGATTGCGCCGCCATCTTCAGTGTCCTCTACGTTGGAGTTTTCGGGGATGAACTCAACGACTTCACCTTCTTGGGCTTCATCATTTTCAGTAAGCATTCCAGACATGACTTAGAAAGCCCTCCGATAACCGAACAATATCTCTTTCTGGCGCAAAGTAGGATCCACCGCCACATCTAATCCCAACGTCCCGCCAATATTTGACTCTGGGAACAGCCTTTCGAGTGGAACCTGCAGGCCTCCCGTGATTTGAGTGCCGGCATTCCCCATCCCAGTAGTGCCGCGCCGTCCGCTCATGATGCTGCCGCCAATGTTTGCCGTGGTGCCCTCTTCATCAAGCGGAATATTCAAATTGCCGCCGTAAGAATACACGCCCTGCGGCTTTGCGCCAGTAAAGCTTGGCGTCATGGTTTGATAGCCGCCAAAGATGCTGGCAGGCCCATAACTGGCAGACACCCGAGGGCCGTAGCCAGTCATCCCATAATCGCCGGCATTTTCCATGGCCATCAAGCCTGCGCCAATGCCAATCTTGCGCTCTTGGTCAAGAATGGCATTGATGCCCGTGCTCAGGCCCCTCATGCCCGCACGCTGCCCGTAACGGTCATCTTCGATTGGGATTTCAAAATAATTGGTTGAAGACGTCACGTTTTCATTGCGCGGGTAGCGCATGTAATTCTTTGGCAAATCCTGCGCGCCAACCGCCATCGGGGTCTGCACATCAAGGCCCCTCATCAGCATGCGCGCACGCTGCGTCACATCCACAGGGGAAATTTCCCGCATAAATTCGCTGGCGATCGTATCAACTTCCCTGGGATCATAGGGGCGCGCCATGCCCTCATCGCCCACCTCGCCGCCCTCGGCATAGCGGTGGTGCAATTCCTCCAGAGACTTTTTGCCTTCCACCATGCCGCCGTGCTTCATAAGCCTCGGGGCATTGGTAGCCAAGTTACCCCAGTTGCGGGCAAGATATTGGTCAAGCGTCTGGTTATTGGCTGCAGCATCTTGCTGGATCTGGGCCCAATTCCAAGGTGCATATGGCGGCGCGCCAGTCAGCTGCTCACTATATCTCTGGTTGAGGGCAGACAAACTTTGATCAATGTTTTGGCCGGCATTGTCATCCGCCGCAGCGCCAGAGCCAGCATTGCTACTGCCCATGCCGCCAACGCTGGAGCCAACAGTGCTGCTCGTGCCGGCAACGCTGGAGCCAACATTGCCAGTATTCGTGGTGCTGCCAAACTCAGGCGAGCCAAAAGACATTACACTGGGAGAAACGCCCAAGGCTTGGCTCACCTGCGACCCAATCATGCCGCCAAGCATCCCAAGGCCAGGAACGCCCGTGGCAAGCCCAGCAATGCCCAGGCCAAGCCCCACCGGGTCAATTGATACTGCCGGCGTCTGCTGGCCAATCTCGTTAACATTCACGCCGACTGTGACGCCAGGAGGCGAAAAGGCAGATTGCGCGGCGTAACCAAGAGCTGGCCCCAGCCCAATAGTCCCTCGGCCTAATGCGCCAAAAGCTTCCCCAATACCGGGCGCCGCACTGAAGCCGGTGGGCGCAACACCGCCAGTATCGGCAATACCAAAACCAAGGCCCGCTTGCTGCGCAGCCACTGCCGTGTTCATGTTGGCCGCAGCTTGGGTTGCCTCAGGGTCTTGCATAGACATGCTTGGAGCCATGCCGCTTATGCCAGCGATGCCACTTTCACTGGCGCCCACATCACTCGCGCTTGGGCCCGTTTCTCCGGTAGACCCAGCCCCAGCGCCAGTAGGACCAGCGCCCTGGCCTTGATTACCGCCTACGGCATCTTGCGTGGCAGCCTCAGACATTGCGGCATCCTGGCCGGTGGCGCCTTCATTGCCTTCGCCAGTGCCGTTGCCGCCCTCACTGCCATTACTGCCGTCGCCGCCGTTCCCATCGCCGCCATTGCCGCCATTCCCGTCATCAAATGCCGGCACGCCATAGCGCGTCATGCGGCCGGATCCGCCGCGCGCCTTCAGCAACGCAGCCTCCTCCGGCGTGATGTAGGCCAGCTCATGGCCCTGGCCCCGAATGGTGGCCTCCTTGGGCGCACGCACAGTGCCGCCATCCGCATACTTGGCGTCAAGCGCAGCAAGGCCGCCCTCGGCGTAGCGGCGATCAATGTCAATCAGGTCATCGCCAAACATGACGATGTTACGGGTGCCTTGGCCAATATCGCGTGAACCCGCATCAAAATAACGCAACCCAGGAATGCCAGCCTCACGCAGTTTTTGCGTTGCCGTAACCGGATCAACTTCGCTCATCATTCTGATAAGGCTTCCGCCGCCGGTATTCATTAAAGCATCAAGAGAAACTTCCGGGTTTCCTGTTTGCCGCGCAAAATCATTCGCGCGCCAAACGTCGGCCGCCCCTTGCCTCACATATTTTGATTGCTCGCTTAACGGAACATCCCAATCAAGTAATCTTTCTGGTTCTGTGCGAAGATTTACTTCATACAAAGAACCTTCACGCGAAAATCGCGGCGCAATGTTTTTCTCAAACCATACCAATGCTTCCGGCGTAATTTGCCCAGCTCTTGCAGCTTCCCGCACACCAAGCACATCGCCGTGTTGCATCAATGATTCAAGAGCAGACAATTTATCATATTCTGCTTGAGCCGCCCTGGCAGGCAAACGCGCTGTATTTCTTTCTATCTGAGAATACAAATCTATTGGATTTGTGTTTCCAATTTTTTGATTGAGTGCCGTGATGTAATTTGAAAGAGTATCCCTATACCCTCTCGCAACATCTGGATGCTCGGCGAAATAAAGACCGCGCCCATACATTTGGACACCCTCTCCCTCGCCAATCTTGCTGATGTCGAAACGATCAAAACGATACGGGCTGCCATGGTAGGCGCGAATGCTGGCCGGCCCCTCAGCAAAGCCACGCACGAAATTGATCTGGCGCTCTTCTTCTGGCGTGGGCTCAACATCACCACGCACCACAGCACTCATGCGCTGCCCGGCCTCACCAAAGGAGCGCGGCATCGGAGCAAACCCACGCCCCTCGGCAGAACGCAACTCACTCACAGGCTCGCCAGAGCCAATCGCGCGGGCAGCAAGGCGCTCAATGAAGTCAGGATCGTAAGGCGTCTCCACAGGCGCCGCGGCAGGGCGCCGAGCCCGGCCACCCTCGGCAAACTTCTTGGGCTTGCCGCGATACTTGCGAGCCAGGGCGAAAAGAGACTTGCCTTTATTCATTGACTGAACCCTCAATGCCGCCCCCCGCCAAGGCACCCGCGCCAAGGCTCAACAGCGGCTTCTCGCCACGAATGAACATCCGCAATGTGTCTGCCGGATCCTCGCCACGCATGCGGGCCGTATACTCAACACGCTCATTGAAGAGTTGCGGGAAAGTGCGCGTTGCCGGCGAACCCAAGCCAGTCAGCTCGCCAGCACCAGACCACGCAGCAGACTGCGTATCAGCCGGCCGCAAATCAAACTCTCGGCCAATGCGAGCATACAACTGCTCTGCTGCAGCATATTCATTCTCGCGCGGCTTTGACGCCCAGAATGACGGAATTTGCAGGGCATCTTCCATCGTCAGGCGCCCCTCTTGGTAAAGCCTCTGCGGGCGGAAAATGATTGACTTGCCGTCTTCAGAAACTTCGCCGTAACGCTGCGCCATGTTGAGGAGAGCCAAATCTTCTTCATCAAGATTGGTTGCCTCCTTGCCCGTCTTATTCGGAACCGAGATAGACGTCTCCAAAAATTCAGGGTCGCGCGTCCTCATGCCAATGTTGCGGAAGGCATGCGTGTCAACCGTCACCGGCACCAAATTGCCCTGCAAGTTTTCAGAGAACGAAGCCGGCTTTGGATTACGCAACACATTAAAGCCGCCAGACTGAATGGTGCCAACATTTTGCAAATGCAGGTTCTGCGCCATGTGGCCATACGGGTAACGCAAGTCTGCCTTTACCGTCGGCTCGTCGCCACGAGAATAGTAGTAACTGGCGTTCCTGATGTTCGTTGCGACGTCAGACCTTGGCGAAGTCGCGGCCACATAATCCATGTATCGGCGGAATTGTTCCGCACCACGCTCCGGTCCAAGCTCGGCAATAAACGCATCGCGAATGGGCTGCGTGTGATACCACTTGTCTGCGCCCATCTCAATGCCGCGCGCAATGCTCTCACGCAAGCCCGTCTCAACGTCAGGGTTTTCCAGCGCACGCTGCATGCGGGCCGAAATGCCACGGGCGGGCACAACACGCTGCAACTCACTTTGCGGCGCAGAGTCAATGTTGACTGGGCGAGACAAATCCACCGGGCCAACGCCTGGAGGTTCTTCTGCAATCGCGCGCAGGGTCGCCTGCTGGGCCTTAGCGTATTCGGGCCCCTTAATCGCAAAGCCCTCCGGCGTCACAATTGGGCGAGGCCGGGGCGGATTGTTGCCGCCCATCACGGCGCGGGGATTGGCCTCCACCTCAGTCGGCGGAAATTCTGGCCCACGCGGCGGCCGGCGACCACGGCCAGCCCCAAACGTGCCGGCAGGCCCGCCCTGCACGCCAGCCATAGGCAGCAGATCCAGCGCCCCAGGCGCAGCAAAAGACACCTCGCCAGTATCCACGTCCTGGCCCACAGGCAGCACCGCAGAGCGGCGCACAGTCGGCGCGAAGTCGCGCACGTCACGGCCGCCACGCCCCTCAGGATCAATCAGGCGGCCGTCTGCAGTCTCAATCGCATAGCCGCTGCGTGTCACGTCCGTCTGCACGATGCGGCCGCCCTCGGGGATCTCAATCCCGGCCATGGCGCTCATCATGCCGCGCTGCACATCCTCAGGGCGCGGGATCAGGCCAGCCGCAGCCTCAAATGGCGACACGGCATTGCCTGGGTACATCGCCCGGCCACCGCGCGGCACAGGAGCGCCAGCCACGCCCATGCGCGAGGCCGGCGTCATCAGCGGATCACGCTCGGCCAGACGCCGGTCATACTCTTCATCGCTCAGGCCGGTGGCGGCATCCAAGATGCGCGCAACATCAGGGCCCGCACGCCGAGGGCGCGCTGCAGGGGCGTCGGCATAGCGGTCTTCCATGTCGTCCAGGCTCTCACGCACCGGGCCGCCCTCGGCATACCCATCCACGCCAGCACGCCCCAAGACCTTCTTGACGTAATTCTGCGTCTCCAAGATCTGCGGGATCTGGTTGCCGGCACGAGCCACCCTGTTAGGGCCGGCATTATAGGCGGCCAGCGCCAGGGGCATGGAGCCAAAGCGGTCATAGAGCTGCCGCAAGTATTGCGCACCGGCCTCCAGGTTCTGGGCCGGATCATACCGATCTGCCTTCAGATCCGACGCCGTGCCGGGCATTAGCTGCGCTAAGCCATGTGCGCCCTTGGGGCTGCGCGCCTCAGGATTGAAGCGGCTCTCCTGGTAGACCAGGGACAGGAACACGTCGCGCGGCAGATTGTACTTCTCGGCCAGCCTGCCAGCCTCGGCCACCCAAGGATTATCGGGCGGCAACGCAGCGCCAAGGCGGGTCGGGATGGCGTCGCCGGCAGTCTCGCCGGGAAACACGCTAGGGGGGCCAGCCTCTGCAGAGCCACCAGTCCGCTGGGGAGGAACGGCTGGAGGCATGGGCGGCAGGGGCAGAGGCTGGCGACGGGAAGACCTGCGCTGCTCGGCAATCGCCGCGGCAACGGGGTCAAACTCTTGGGCGGCAGAGCCGCGTGATTGCATCTGGCGCAGCAGGTCAAGCGGCGGCTGGGGCGGTATGGGAAGAGAGCGGGATCCAGACATATTACCACTTCACCTTGTTTGCCCAGTATGCCGCACTGCTCGGCCCCTTGGCGATGTTAGCACCGTGACGCGATTTGAATCTGGCTCGTTGAGATTTCTTCGCTTCGCTCTCGCCCTCTTTGGGCTTGCCGGCGGTCTTGGCGCCCTGCTCCCCAAAGCGTTTGATCTCTTGCTTCCCATCGTAGCACGCCTTCACGATGTGCGACTTGGTGGGATGGTCAGGCGTGCGGCGCGGCTTGTTGCAGGCCATCGCATCCTTATCAACGCGGCTGCTCATGGGGTGCTCCGATAACGCGCCGTCTTGGCCGCGATCTTCTTGGGCTGAGCCACAAACTGCTCGCCCTTAGCCTTGCCCTCACGCTTGGCGCGGGTGGTCGCGGCATACTCTTGCGGAGACAGCGACTTAATCGCCTTCGCCGGCAGGTAACGCTCGCCAGTCTCCGACGACGGCTTGCCGGATTTGGTCCGCCACTTCTGGTCGCCCCAGGCCTTGAGCGATTTCTGCGGCGCCTTCATTTGTAGCCCTCTGCGTTTTCTTGGCGGCAGTGCTTACAAATCTTAGTCACGGTATTTGCCGCCTTTTTCCTTGTACTTCTTGGCTAGGAGCTGCGCCTTGCGTGCGCTCCACTGGCCGGCCGCCGTGCCCTGCACTGCAGACCCCTTGATGCTCTCAAAGAGCTTCTTGCGCATGCCGGGCTTGGTGTAGTTGCCGGCGGCGTTCACTTTGGACTTGGAGTCAGATCGCATAGGGATTAACGCGCTCCTTCCTAAACTGCCGCGGCTCATCCCGGTCACGGGCCTGGGGCAAATCGAACCACCCTTCGTTCTTCAGGTATATTACGGCTTGGCTGAACGTGTCCACATAATCATCATGCTCGGCCACCGGGAACTTGGCCAGCTGCTTCAAGAAGGGCTGGGCCCAGCTCACCGGCTGCCCTCGGTTCTTGCCGCTCTCGGGCAACCAGAGGAAGCCCATCTCCAGCGTGGGGCTGGCCTGATGCGCCCGGCTGATCTTGTCGGCGTTGCCTGGGTTGTAGCCAATGGCCGGCACCTTGGCCAAGCGCAGATCTTGCAGCAGCGACTGCCCAGAGGCTTTGGCTTCCACCAGGATCCGGTCAGCCCGGCGGGCAGTGCGAAGGCCGTCTTTGACCGTGGTGCCCCCATACTCGGTTGACCAGTCTTTGATCACCCTGGACCGCAGCTCGGGGTAACTGAGATGCTCGTCCCAGGCGTCAATCAGCATGGCATTGCGCTGGCTGTTGTGGCTGAAGATGCCCCAGACAGAGCAGGCGGTGGGGTCGCCCGAGGTCTTCTCCGTGAAGGCGCAATCGTAACTCTGCAAAATATACTCAAACTGCGGCAGGCCCTTATCCGCCGGCCACATCTGGAAGTTGGCCGTCTTCAGGATGCCGCCCTGATTTGGCACCGGATCCTGCTGCAGCTGGCCGGCAGTGCCGTAGGTGCCGAGCAGTTGCTTGAGCTCGGTGATTTCCTTGGGGCCAAACCTCTCTGGGCAGATGAGCTCGCCCTTCACCTTGCGGGGGTCGTAGGGCCCGACAGACGTGCTGCGCCGCACGCCATCCCACTCGGCCGGGATCATCAGGTGTTCCCACCCGCCAATGTCTTCCAGGATGTGGCCGCTGATGTCACGCTCATGCAGGCGCTGCATGATGGTCACCATGGCGTCCTTCTTGGGGTCGTTGAGGCGGGTGCTCCAGACCACGTCAAACCACTCTAGGGCGCTCTCGCGGATCACGTCGGATTGGGCTTCCTGGGCGCTGTGAGGGTCGTCCAGGATCAGGCGGCTGCCGCCCTCGCCCGTGGCCGTGCCGCCCACGCTGGTGGCCAGCCGGTAGCCCGTGCAGTCGTTCTCAAAACGCTGCTTGGCGTTCTGGTCGCCGGCCAGCTTGAACATATGCCCCCAGCGTTCCTGGTACCAGGGAGACTGGATCAGGCGCCGGGCCTTGAGGTTGTCGCGGATGGAGAGGTTGCCGGAGTATGAGGCGCAGAGAAACTTCTGGCTGGGCTCGGTCAGCCATTCCCACATGGGCCACATCACGCTGACGATGGTGGACTTGGAATGCCGGGGCGGGATGTTGATCAGGAGCTTGCGGATTTCGCCCGAGCTGATGGCCTCCAGGTGCTCGCAGATTTCCTGGATGTGCCAGCTCGGGATGAATGGCACGCCCGGCTCCACGACGTGCCAAGCTTGCTTCACAAACTCGTAGAGGCTGGCAGACGCCGCCCGCCGCTCCTGCTCTCGCTCGATCAGGCCCAGCATGATCTGAGGAGAGACGGGGGCGTTCATTCCTTCTTGCCCGCGGCCTTTATCATCAGGGCTTGCATCTGCGCCAACTCAGTGTCGCTCAGGTTTTTGAGGTTGAGGCTGGCGATATTGATGGGGCCGCCGTCGGCGCCGGTGAGCTCCTGCAGTATCTTGTCGCCGTAGATCTTGGGCAGCACCTTGGACAGATACCACTTGCGCGTATCCACCTGCAGGCGCTTGTGGGCGACAGTGTCGGAGCTGAGCGGGATGAGGCGCTTTTCGACAATGGGCGCGCCCTTATCGTCAAACATCAGATTGCCGTGTCGATCGGTCTTCTGGACCATCACCCACTCGTGGGTCTTGTCGGACAGGTCAATGATGTCCTCGGCCATGCTGCTCAGGCCGGCCTCACGCGCCGACAGATACCGCTGCCGCGTGCCCGCCGGGTTATCGTCGCGCACCCAGATGCGCACGGTCATGTGGTCGGGCATGTCGGGATCTGTGGTGCAGATGTTCAGCAGGGAGCGGCCGAGGGCCAGCTGCTCGCAGACGTGCGTGATGATTTTCTCGCGGTCATAGAGTTGGGGGCGGCCGCCTTTTGCGTTTTTGCGGCGCTCAGGTTCAGGCGTCGTCACCGGAGGTTCTCCAATTTGTAGAGCGTGCTCATGTGCAGGGCCGTCAGGTCATCCAGGATATTCTCCAGGGCCGGCACGCCCTTGCAGATGGCGCTGCGGTTTTCGTTCAGCCAGATGAGCTCGTCGTTGATCATTTTGACGACGTCATTGGTTTCGCTCATGCCCACGAGGCCAAAGGCTCCCTGGTAGGCTTCAATCAGGTCATCCATCTTTTTGATGACTTTTTCGTAGTAGCCGCCGAGGGCCTTGTGTTGGGCATAGGAATTGGTCTTCCAGTGCTCCAAGTGCGCCGCGTTGCGCGCCGCAAACATTCTCTGGATTAGGTCTTTGATCATGGTCCACCCCTGGGTTCAACATATTGTATGCAGGGAGCGGGATTGCCACAAGCAAAAGCTGGCTTGCGTGCTTTTTGGCTTCAAGAAACCATTTTCCTGAAGCCAGGAAAATCAATGTTTTCAATGGGATCGCGCGCGTATTTGCTAAGTACCCTCAGAAGAGGCGCGGCGCGTAAAAAGATCAAGGGGGCCGGAGCCCCCTTTTTTTGGTTCAAAAGTTGTAGTCGTAAAACTTTACGGGGCGTTCACTGAGTGCGTATCGGTTGCCGTGTTTGCAGCGCCACTTGCCATCCTTCTGAAGGCGGATGCGGAAGACGCGGGCTTCCGGGTTGCTGGTGATTTCCCAGCGTTGACGGTCTTGGTCGGCGAAGTGCCCGACAAAGCCGCCGGCCTGGAAACCCATGCTTTCGGTGGGGTTGGAGCGTACTGCGTTCATGGCGCGTATTTCGACGGTCTTGTCGCTGACGTGGCGCACGACCTCAAATGGGCTCACGTCTGAGTAGCCGAGGTGGTTTGCGTAGTTCATTTTGGTTTCTCCTGGTTGGCGGCGTCATTGCCTTGAAGAGACTTCTATAGAATGTAGCGAAACCCTACAAGCCTTATGAGGGATAGTTAACCACTTTTTATGTTTTTAATTTGACAGAAAAGCGGCGCATCATTGATGATCCTCTCTCGCGCGATTTTTACATATTCTGGGTTTAGCTCGCAGAGAATGGCATTGCGGGCGAGGCGATCTGCGACGAGGCCGGTGGTGCCTGCGCCGCCGAATGGGTCGAGTATGGTGTCACCGGGCTTGCTGCTGGCTTTTATGCAGCGTTCAGCCAGTTCTGGGGGCATTGTGGCAAAGTGGGCGCCGCTAAATGGCTGTGTGGTAATAGTCCAGACGTTGCGGGCGTTGCGGGTGGCGCCGCCAACTGCTTTCATCGGCCCGTTTGTCTTGACCCCACCATTGGCTCTATTGCTTCCAGCCTGCGATGCAACGTCCTGCGAAAGCCGCGCGAGGCTGCTGTCTTCTGACGGCTCCGCAATTGCGTCGGCGTCGTAGAAATACTTTTCCCGCTTACTGAACAGAAATACATGCTCATAACTGGAGGTTGGCCTATCTCGCACGCTTTCTGGCATGGGGTTAGGCTTGTGCCAGACGATGGCGCTGCGGAGATACCACCCGTCAGCGCGCAGGGCGAAGGCGACCATCCAGGGGATGCCCAGGAGGTCTTTCGGTTTGTAACCATGCGCGGGCCGCCGCGCCGCTTGGTCGCCTGCGCCTTCTGCGTGAAGCCGCTTGGCGCCGACCCCGCGTTGATTGTCGTTCCGTCCCCCATGCGCGCCGCCTTGAGAGGCATAGCTATCACCAAGGTTCAACCAAAGCGTGCCATCATCGCGCAGCACGCGGCGCACTTCGCGAAAGATTACGACCAAATTATTGACGTAAGCCTCTGGTGTTTCTTCAAGGCCAATTTGGCCTTCAACCCCATAATCACGCAAACCGTAGTAGGGCGGAGAGGTAACGCAGGCTTGGATGGATTTATCTTCCATCATTTCCATGATGTCGAGGCAACATCCAGTGATGATGTTCACTGTCATGGCTTGCGCTCAACTACGTTCAGCACCTTGCCATCCGGCCGGGTGGTGTGCAGCCAGATGCCGGGCTCTTCTTCTGAGGGGCCGCACCAGCAGCTGGGGCTTTTGATGTGCCGTTTTGTTTCGGTGGA